TTATCAGCATATTGGTTTACATCGTAAGCAGTAAACGCAGCTTCAAGAGCTGAACCAACAATAGGAATTTTTGTTAATAACTTTCTAGACCCAGTTTTTAATGCCGGTTTCAAGACTTTACCTAAGGCCGTTTTTGCTTGTCCTACACCTTTTAAAATTTTACCACCTACATATTGTACTGCTCCTTTGGTATACTTTACACCAGACTTAACCATATTTACTCCTGATTGAAGACCTTGCTTAATAACTCCGGGAGCTGCTTTAACTGCTTTAACAGTAGTCTTTATAGCGGACTTCGTTTTATCAATTCCTGACTTGACAAGGTTCGAACCTTTATCATATAGAGTTCCCCAAAATCCCCTACTTGACCCACCCCCTCCTCCACCACCACGCGCTGCATTGACGGCGGCGGAAGCACTACTGGCTACAGCTTTTGCACCTCCCTTAACCATATTAAGAGCTTTAGACAAAAACCCCTTCATTGAATTAAAAGCACCTTTAACTGCACCTTTTAAAGCATTAGCCCATTTCGAATTCCATAGCGCGCTAAACATGCCTTTAATCGCGCCCCCTACTTTACTTGCCGCATTCTTAAGAAATCCTAGCAATCTTCTACCAACTTTTTTAAGACCTCTCCAAATAGCCTTGGCTGCCTTTTTAGCACCGTTAAATAAAAATCGCCCAAACTTTGCCAATAACCTACCAATACCCTTAAAAAGCTTAACAAAAGCACCTTTAAGAAACTTGAGAAACTTACCCATGTATTCGAAAAACTTTTTCTTAATTAAACCCCATAGTAATGGACCTAACGTAGCAAGCAAAGCACCTAACGCGCCTAGCTTCTCAAGTAGCCCTCCTTCCGCTTCCTTAGCGCCGGCAGCTCCTTCAGTAGTTGCAGACATACCTTTAACTTTGTCTTTAGCAGACGTATCTCCAGTTCTTGCAGCTTCTGGATCAGGGTTAATGACATTACGGAGGATTTCGAATATCTTAGTGTACCTCGTCGTCTCATTTGATGTGAGTGTGGCACTTACAGGTTTCTCTTTTTCTCGTGACTTTTTATTACCAGCCTTTGAATCAATAATTACGCCCCTTTTACCTTTAGTTTTTGTACCAGAGGCCTCGTCTTCAATTGACTTCTGAGCAGTAATAATTCTCAAGCCATCAACTATTTGTGATATATCATCAGCCACAAATATATTTAATCTTAGAGCATTAGTCTGCTGCTAAGAATCCAGCATCAATATTCACTACTGCATCATCATCAAAAGTAAGACATCTATCTTCAACTTTTTTAACGCTTGATATATAATCGATTATAGAATTATTTAACGATAAAGGAAGTTCATTAACCACTTTAACTCTTTCATAGACACTAAGATCATTAAAGCTTAAAGATGTTTCACCTAGCTTAATTGCATCAACAAACTTAATAATTTCATAAGTTAATACAAGCTCAATACTTTGCTTTTCTTGCTGTTCTTGTGTAAGCTTGCCTAACTCCGTAATAATCTTTTTATTAATTTTTATATCAGTATCAATAGTTGGTACCTTACATGTGGCTTCAATACCACTATCCTCAATAGTTGCTGTAAGATTAACATCTTTAATGTTATATGTTGGAAGTTCGCTTAAATCATAATCTTTTTCATCGATTAAAAACGTGTTACCGGATGTCGCTTTACGCAATTCAAGCAAAATTGGTATTCTATCACATACTAAAAACTCTACATCATCTTGGCAGTTATCTTTAACAATATCGCTAAATACGTTTAAACTTTCTACTGATCCTTGCACACCATCAAAAGCAGACTTGAGGAGTTTCTTTTGTTGTGTCACATTAAATTTTTTAAATGTAGCCTTTTTCGAAGTTGATGGTACTTTAATCGATACTGTACTTGCATCGTTAACTTGCTTAAGATCATTTAAGAAGGATTTGACATCGGCGTTCATAACTTTATTTATGATATGTTTTCAAATTGCAACTATTGTTGCTGTTGTTGTTGATTTTTCTGAAGCTCTTTATTTTCTTCCTCGATTCTTAGATTATGTTGATTCAATATAATTTTTGTTTCAATAGGTGATAAATCGAAAAATATATTTGAGCCAGGGGTAATAGTATTTTGAAAATAGTATAACAGTTTGTAAAATTGATTTAAATCTGTTGTAAAAATATTTGCAACTAATTCAATAAGACCGTTACTAATAATATTAATACCAAATCTTTCAACTCCTACCGCTTTATTCTCAGCAATAACAGTTACATCGAGCAAATCATTTGATATAGATTCAATATAAGCTTTAATTTTATTGAAAACTTCTACAGGGAGATTGTCAAGGATTTGTGATTGCTCTGCAGCAGGTAATTCATAAAAGGTTAAAGATTTATTACCTATCTTCACCTTCTGTATTGTTGAAATAAATAGTTCATCTATTGTATTATAGTATGAAATAGTAGGTAGATCGAGCGTAACTTCAATATTCTTTTCGCTAAATGTAAGTTCAAAGTCTCTATAGTTTTCTTCTAGCTTATTAAGAAGTGCCACTAAGCTGATATCTATTTGTTTACCATCTTTATCCATAGTAATAATACTATCGACAAAAGTCATTCTATAATATAGAAGTAAATATAGCCTATCGAAAATATTTAAATCATCATCAATGACAGTGTTTTCGAAAAATTTATTAAGTCCATAGTAATCACCGTTGTTAATATATTTAACTATAGTGAGATAGTCCTTATTACTAAGTTCTTGGATTCTTTTTATTTTACTACTAGGTAACTTTACTTCAATATCAAACTTCATGTGTACAAGCCTGGAGTACTTAGCTTGTAATCGGAAAATATCCAACCCACAGTCTTAGTTATATCAGATAAACTAATAGCGTTATAACTCATTTGATCACCACCTTGAGTATTATATGGCGCGCAATTATAGAATGTAGTAGCTTTACGTAATTTATAATCAATTACATTCGTCTCATTTCTTATAGCAGCATTTTGTGACGATCCTAGCTTATCCTCATAATGGTTATCTGCTCGAGTATATTGTGTTACCACAATATTACATTTAATATCAGTATCAGCATCACCATCTTCAATTAAACCTTTATAAGCAGTTGCAACAATCCACGGCTTGATAAAATAATCAACAACATCAATATTAGTTTCTAAAAAGCTAATACTAATTTGATTTCCACTACCATAAGTACCTCTATTATCAGCGTAATATCCGTCTATCAACCCACCAGTTCCAGAACCAACCCCTGTAGTGTTTATAGAAACATTCTCAGTAGGCATTGCAATAGTCTGCGCCAATAAGTAACCTTCTCTATCTTCTGAAAATTTATCAATTAAATCTGGAACAACTTGATAAGCTCTTGGTTGGTACTCCTCAAGCACCTTGCGAATACGATTACCAACTTCAGTCATAGATGGACCAGTCCTACTCTGAAATTGCACTCCCCAAAGATTTTTGAGAGGTATATCTCCAGACCAATCTTGATGGACACGGAGGCGCTGTTTAATAGGTTGTCCCATCTATATTACTGCTCTTTTGTATAGTAGTGGTACGCTATAGTTGCATTAACTTCAACTGTAGCACCAGTACCGTCGGAGATATTATAGCCTATATTATCAATATTACGTAAAGAAGCTCCTACTAGCTTGTATTGTGCAATAGGCTCAAGCTCTTTATCTAACTGTGCGAGCTGGATAAAGAAATCGTCATCAGGAGTACCATATTCACCAGTAGAGTTTAAATCATCAAATAAAGAGCGTGAAGCTCCTTCAAAGTAATTGCGAAGTTCACTATCCGCATCAAGATAAAAATTAAGAGCATATCCATCTGAACCTGGGTATGTCACTGTTCCAGGTACATTTAATGCAAGGCCCATATAAGGTACTGCTACATTTGTAATACTACGTCCAGGTAGAGCTGCTGTCTTGACGTATACAAGATCATTTTCTGTTAAAGCTGGTACTCCTTGAAGTTGCATTTGTGTAACACGGAAGAGAAAATCTCGAGAAAAGTCACGATCTGCTGCAGTGCGGTAGAAATTTTGAATTGTCTGATTAACTGGCATATCAATATTTAGTCTTCCAACACGAAAATTAACAAAAAGAACTACAATTGATTGTATAATATTTTATACAGGTGGACTATTATAGATCTACTGCATAAATATATGTATCATGCGATTAATTTCGTCAGTAAAAGGATTTCTTAATTCAGCAAATGCTCGGGCAGATCAATTGACAGCCATAGCTAAAGGTGCATTATGTTTACCGTCTATTTTATCTAATTTACCAGATTTAGGTAAATCGGTAATGGGTAATATTTTAGCATCAGCCAATAGTATTCTTTCAGATGCAACAGCTGCTATTAGTGGTATTGTTACTGATACAATAGATAATGCAATAGCTAAGATTACAGGCTCGATTGCTGGTGTGCTTAATACTATTACTGGCTTAGTAGCAGAAGTTGCAGGAGCTATCGAGAGCATAAAAAGTTTTGCAGAAGGGCTTAGTAGTAAAGTAAGCGATATTAAAGATTTTACAGCTAGTAAAGAAAACTGCAATTTTGCTGCAGCGAGTTTATTAAATTGTATTGCTAGTCAAGCTCTGGCTAATGTATCTGCTAAAGCTGCAGTTGATGTGAGTAAAGGTCTTGTACCTATAGATGAGTTTGCAAATAGTATATCGGAAAGTATTTTATCACCAGCTGGTGCTATTAACAATACTATTAATAAAACAGCCAACGAGATTGATAGAGCAACTCGCATGGTATCAAAAGCAGATTTATTTTAAAATGTTTGATAGCTTATACATCGGTAAAGTAATTCACGATAGTGATCTTCTATGTAAAGACGACACTGTTCCACAGAATCGTGTAAAGGTTTTTATTCATGGATTAACTCCTTCTATTGAAGAAGATTTCGACCAGCCTCGTGGTAAAACTAATGAAAATACTATGTCTACCCAAGCATTAAATGCTACAGGCCGGGAGTTTTATGCTCATGTGATGATGCCTATTATGGGTAGCGGTACTGGTGCAAAATATAATGCTAATACTGATATTCTAAGTGTAAGTGATACTGGTAACATTACTGATTTAAATGCATGCCCACCTGCTGACGCCTACTCTCATACCCATGATGGTTACTTAGGTGGTAATTCTATAGGTACAGCGGGAGTAAATGTAACAGCTAACGCTTATAGCCCAGATAATAGATCAAACGCATATAAGGGTATGATGGCACTACCAAGTGTAGGTGCTACCGTTGTTGTTTCATTTATTAATAACGAGAGAAGTATGCCAATTATTTTAGGTGTATTGCCAAGTGTAGCTGATGTTGAATCAGTACATGGAGTAGGATTTAACGAAGAAGTCTATCCTAACTATTCAATGGCTTATAGTAATTTAAATAGTGAGTCAATGAATACTGATCCGACGACTCCTGGTAATGGGTCCGATCCTACAGCACCAGGTGGTGGATCAACAATTAAGGAGTCAGCATCTGCAGAGGATACACGACCATATCTTCAACCAGGTGGTGCACCACCACTTGATACGTCTGAAGCTATAGGAACTACTACTACAGCACCTGATGGTACAGTAACTACTACCAATCCTGATGGTACGATAACTATTACTAAACCTGATAAAACAGTAACTACTACTACAAATGATGGTACGGTAACTACACGTAAAACTCTACCCGATGGTACGGTAACAACATCGAAAACAACCGGATCAACAACAAGAACAACAACATTTACAGGTGGTGAGGAAATTATAACCAAGCCACATGAACCACCACCACCTCAATATGTAAAGCGTGGTAATGCGACTGTACGCGTATCAGGAGATTTATCGCGAGCAGAAGCTGAGGCTGCAGCAGATAAAAAATTACGTGAATCAGCAGCAAACGCAAAACGTGCTGAAAAAGCGTGGAGCAAAAACAATAGAATCTCCGATGAGAAAAAGAAAAGCAATATTATTAGGTCTAGGGAACGATATAATAAAATGAGAGGTATAACATATAACGAATAACTAAGATGTTAGATAAAGAAATAAAAAGCCCTACAGAGTTTATTAATGAGCGGGGCCAGACTGTCCTTAACAACAAATCTGGTAGTATTGTGTTTGATGAGAATACTACTCAAGAAAGATTGCAACTTACTCACGCTTCCGGAGCTAACTTAAATTTTAATAATAAGACGGTTAGTACATTTGCTCCTAACAACATGCAAGATTTGACTAAAGGTAATAAGTTTAGCACTACAATCGGTGATAGCTTCAGTCAAACGCAAAGCAATAAAGAAGAGCGTACATACGGAGATCATACTATCATAGCAGGCTCTCCTAAATTTTTTACAGAAGGGTTAAGTGATTCGTGGTTGACTGAAGCACGAGACATAGCTGCAGCTAAAGCAGGACCAGAAAAATTATATGGTGGTGTTGGTAACAATACTGATACAGAGTATCCTATAGATGGTAAAACAGATGCTAATAGTGGCGCTGTAGAAGGAGGTACTTTTGCAACAAATAAAGCTCAAGATAACGTACAGCAGTTAATGGAAGAAAAAGCTGCACCTCTATCAAATATTGAGAAAGAGATGGGTGTAGGTGGTAATATTAAAATGCTCTCTACTAAGCATTTAGTTCTTCAAGCTGGTTCAAAACCTACATCATTCGATTCTGGACTTATTATTAAGAATGGTAGATCTGTTACACAAAAGTATGAATATAAAAATGGTGAGTTGGTAGAGTGTAAAACTAGTGTATCGGTATATGAAAGTAAAGATACGTCAAGTGCAGTACCGTTTGGAGATGTTCAAATTGCAGCTGGTACAAAATTAAGAGCATCAGTTGGATCAGGTGGAATAGGTTTTACATCTAGTGGAGATAATAGTTTCACTGGTACTGGTAGAACTACTATTGGTGGCGCTGAAGTTGCTATTACTGGATCAACAATTGGGGATGCTGGTCGAGTTACTATAGTTAGCGATACAGATATCTATATGGAAGCAGGAGTTATAACAGCTCGTAATGCTCCTAACATTAATGATATAGCTGACAATACCCATACCTTTATAACACCACAAGCAGTCTTTACAGGTAACTTACACGTAGCTGGTGACCTTATAGTTCAAGGTGAGATTATAGCCAATGGTGATATTACAGCTGGAGGCCCTGGTGGAGTATCTCTACTCAAGCATACTCATACTACGATAAAAGAGGGTAAGAAAACCACCCGGCCAAATTAACAAAAAAAAGAGGAGGTCTTTCGACCCCCTCTTAAAGTTATTTGAAGTATTATTAACTTCCAATAAGCTCTTCGAAGCTTGCGTCTGTACGAGTAGCGTAGAAGTTAACTAAGATAAACTCTGCAGTACGTACTGGCTTGAGATAAATGTCAACAATAAGCTCATTCTGATCAATTACTTCTGCTGTATTGTTACGATCATCGCAAACAATCATAAAGTCGTAAAGACCATCAGCAGCTTTAACTCGCTCAAAGAACGGTGTCAATGTATTAACAACTCGTGTCCTCGTAAACAATGTATTGTTCTCAAAGAGGAAGAACTGCATCGTCTTCTTAGTAATCTTCTCAAGATATAAGAATGTACGGCGAACGTTAATACGATCAAATGCACTTGGCTTCCTCAGCAATGTCTTCTGTCCAAAGAATACATTACCTTGATCAGCGAAGTTAGCAATTGGGTTGAGGTTAGCTGTGTAAAGGTCATCACGTTGACGTTGGTTAGGTGTAACAGCGATGTCAGAAGCATCAGTAATAACACCTCTGTTGAATCCAGCAGGTGCACCCCATGGTCCAACAGCAGCATCAGTAGAAGCCATCTTAGCAGCGGCAAATCCAGATGATGGAACCCAAGCATTTAATCCTGTGTAGTTATCAGGAACACTCATCCAGTTAGCATATACAGTAGCATAAGACGTATTGGCTAATTCAAACTGATGTCTAATTGCCCAGTAGATGTCTGTATAGAAGTTCTTAGTAGGATCCTTCTGAACTTTGCTATTTGTACCTGTTACAACTAACTGACGAATTGGATCAGCAATAAATAAGATATCACCACGTCCACCATCTTTGGCAGGTCCTGCAAATGTAGCAAACTTATTGAAGACATTCATATAAGCAGTACGAGCTTGACCACCACTAGAATCAAGATCAGCCGAAGTTCTCAAAGCCTCAATTTGAGTTGTTGTTTTCGTATCGTCGAACCCGGTTGTGGCTGATGAGCTATCCATATACGTATTAATAGTACCGAGACCAGCTTCAGCAATCATACTAATATCAAACTTACGATCGTTACGAATACGATCAAGAGCACGATCAAGTTTACCTGGAATATTACCGATTACTTTCGTTGTAAGATCAACATCACCATAAGAACCTAATGGAACGAGACTGTCTGCTTTGTTAAACCCAAGGGGGAGAGAAGACGTCGCTAAGGAAAGTGTACTCAATCCAGATGCACTTGCTGGGATCGATGATGAATCTACAGCAGCTTTAAGTGCGGTTGTAAACATACGAACCTTAAACTTAGGTGTACCATCATCTTTAAGCTGTACTCCAGTTGTAGCATCTGATACGAACGGATTAACGATAACATCAATGTTACGTGATTTTTCTTCAACAGAATCTAAACTAAAGTTAACCGGTGCACCACCATTGTCTGAATTACGCTGACGGTATTTACCAATAGAGGCATTATAACCTTCCTCAAGAAGGTAATCGAGTTTATTTGATTCTTTCGAAAAAACTGACTGGCGTAATTTAAATACACCTACATTTAATGCATCGTCAAATTCACGTCCACCGATATCATAACCTTCAATACGATCTTCCATTACCTGTGAAACCGATCCGTTAGCAGGATTATTACCAAATTCTGGCGTAGCAGTAAGAGAGAACTCAAACCGTGATGCTGGTACTTCTGTAAAAGATGATGTACCAGTGGCGGGCGCGCCAGTAGTAACTGAAAATACACTCTGTATAGCCTCAAAATTCGTCGCTGGGTTTAAAAGAGTATTGTCAGTTAAACCAACATAATATCCATTAAATTGATTATCAACAACTGATTGAGCTTTATTAACAACAATTACTGCCGCACCACTTAAAGCACCGACAGAATCTAGTGCGAGGCTACTAACAGTTCGACTACCAAAATCAAACAATTGACCATTCTTGAGCTGTAAGTATTGCTCATTAGTAATATCAAACTGAGTTGGCCGGCCTAAGAGATAAGTTCCTGCACCGGAAAGTTCATATGAAGTTTGAGTGAAGCTGCCCCCTTCATCATAAACCGCAGCTGGGTAAGCAAGAACACTTACTTTTGAACCAAACCCTTGACCGCTTGCCGCACCATATGGTAAGCGGTTAACTAGCAAAGAGCCGGTAGAGTTTAAAGCAGCGCGTGCAGAGTGATAAAAATATCTTTCTGCCGGAGTCTTTGGAGTACCGTAGATTTGTTCGAACTCGGAGATATTTCCAAGTCCAATAACTTCATCAGTAGGTCCTTCGGAAGCGAATCCAGCAATATACGTAGTAGTGCCTGTTTGAGCTGTGCGGAGTGATAAATCACTCTCACGAATCTCGACACCTGGAGATTGAATTGTCCTATTAGCCATAACATTATTTATGCTTTTTTGGACAAAAATCTGTAAATTTTTTACCTTAGTGGTTAATAAGTTTTGTATGTATTTGAGAGTAGACAAACGTCATAGAAGATGTAATTTCCTCTGCTGTTCTATAACTATAATTAATACTACCTATTGTAACAGGAAAAGCTTTTGTATATGTAAATTGAATACGTTCGTTATTAAACTCATCAAGACCATACAAAGTCATATCTGTTTGATAATTCTTAAAGTCCTCATCTGAAACTAAATCAGATGCATCATATAAGCCTTCTTTCTCATCATGCATTAAGTCAAGCCACTTATATAATACCCAATAATTGTTAAATCCATTATCAATCGTAAAGTCAACCGTTACTGGTGGGTATGGCTCCCTAGCGTGTGTTGAGTTATATAGATTAGATCCACCATATCTAATTTGTAATGCAGGTACATCTAGTTCTGGTACAACAGCACCATAGACAGAAAACTGAAATGCATCTTCATTAACGTTGTAGGTCTGCCTATCAGTTTTTGAATCTATTTTACGTAAAGCTGGGGGTAATGAAAAGACAAGCTTAAACTTATCTGTTCTGCTTTTATTAAGAAAGGATTGGTCGTTTTGATTTACAGCCATACTGTTATTTAATCTATAGTTGTGTGAACCCTTGATCTATTAGATCATAATAATCATCACCCATATCGTTATCATCACTATTTGCCATGCCCCAATAAACAGGATTAAGATCTGGACTACCACCAGTTACTTCATTATCTGTATATATTGATGTTGGATCCTCAAATAACGATATACCAAAGTCTAAAGGCTCAATAGTCTTTGGGCGACCAGTATCATCTTTCTCTATAATCTCAAAATATTGCTCACATATTTCGTTATCTAGAACATAATAACCATACATCAAAGCCATTACTAAATCATCATGACAACCATGTCTAGCCTTCCAAGTGCCATTAGGATACCGAACAAAGTTGCGGAGCTCTTCTAATGTCTCAGCATCTCGCATCACTATTGATTTAAGATCATTCATCCAATAGCGCATATTAATAATACCTCTATGCTTTGTATTAGTATGAGCAATCATACCTTGCATGCGCTTTTTCCTGTGAGCAGCTCTATTACCATATGATACTAATTTAGGGTAACCCATATCATGCGCCAAGCGATCAACAACTTGAGCACCACAATTGTTACGTTCTACTAACGCAAGTGGGGATCCGTAGTTGCGTAGTATCTTAAAGACTTTGTTACTAAACTCCATTGGAGATATTTTATTGTTACGATAGACTGCTACTTGCCTTACTTCAGCTGGATCAGTAACGTCAAGCATTTGAATAATAGAACTATCCTTTCCTACACCCTCTGCTGTATCAACACCAGCAGCATATATTCTACCCTCTTGAGCTTCCTCCCATACTTTATAGCATCCATCATCTAATGTAACTGCTGGGTCACATATTTGACGCTCCATCATTTCGTATAAAGCGTCATCGATTGAAGCTTCACCAGAGTTAATCCATTCGCAACAGAACTCTTGACGCCACGCTTCGGCTGAACCAATCGTTAACTTTGTACTGTCAGCCCATTTCTCATCACGACCTGGCACTTCATTCCACAATATTTTTCCATATGCCCACCCATTCTCTCCTGTCTCAGCACCATTATATAATCTATAGAAAAGATTCTGAGTACCATTAGCAGTTGAACATACAAATGCTTTAGATTTCTTAGATGAAGAGATAATTGGAAAGACAGATTTCCAAAACTCATCAACCAGATGAGGTTCAATGAAGGCCATCTCATCAATTACTAAACAATTTACAGACTGACCTCGAGCAGCTGTACCTGTAGTAGTCGTAATACCAATACGAGAACCATTTTCTAGAGTCATAGACGTCTTCGCATATTCTTTAACTGGTGACTTAAGCCAATTGGGCAGCTCTTCATAGGCCATTCTAACTCGTGAAAAGATTTCAATAGCAGTGGCTTCTTTGTTCGCGACGAGCAGAATGCGCTGATCTTTTAGGAAGATAGCTTGCCATAAAAGATAAATTGTCATCAAAGTAGACTTACCAATCTGACGTGATGCTAATAAAATATAGAAGCGATTATCTCTCATCGCCCTTAGAGCCTTCTTTTGAGCCGGATATAGTTTAATTTTTTCTTTACCTGAATCCAAATTAACAATATGGAAAAAATTCTCAGCAAAATATAAGATATTGTTTTGAGCTTTCTTAAGAGCTTTAACTTTATCTGGTGTATATTCTCCTTGCCAATTCCTATTAGGTAAATTATCATTACCCATATAGTACATACCTGTATCTTTTTTAGCCATAGACTAGACATATTTAATCTCAAACTTTTATTTTACAACTATTACTTGTTTTAAGTAACGTTTGACATAAATATTAGCATGGCTAAAAAGAACGACCTTACGGATCTCGGCGAGGTTTATGGTAACCTTGGTAATGAGGCTGCTGTTGTTGCTGAGAATTTAGAAGCGCAAACAGTTGGCGATACAAACGCCAATACAGGTAATGCAGATATTCAACCAGGAGGCCCAACGAAAGAAGGTGGGTTTGAAGAATCAGAAGTTGATATTAAAAAGGTAGGAGACAAAAATCCATACAATGTAAAAGGACTTTCTTATGGAGATGATAACTGTCCCACTCTTGAGACGGAGCAACCGAAAGAGCAAGAGGCTGGAGAAAAGAAAGATGATCCAGAGAGTTCAACAGAAGAAGATGAAGAAGAAAGTTCAGCAGAAGTACTTGAAATTGCGCGGGAGGGACTAAATAAATATATGGCCAATAAATCTATTTTTGATGAACTCTATGCCAAAGTCATTAACGAAGACTTCGGAATGGAAGAAGTTGACGACCTTGATGCTCTCGGTATTGAAGATGCAACTCCTGATGAGGATCTTGCTGACGAAGGTGACGATGCAGAAGAGGAAGTAACAATTACACTTGATAAAGAACTTGCACAACACCTTTGTGATATTCTTAAAGCTGCATGCGGAGAAGAAGTTGACGACGATGCTGATGAAGCTGCTGATGATACGGAAGCTGATGATGCAGAGCCTGAAGACTATGAGATGGGTATGGAAGCGGAAGAAGATAACGAAGGTGAGCCTACTGCTTTCAATACTCATTACAATGATGGAAAGAGTAATAAAGTCGGTAACACTGGAGAAGGCTTCGGACAACCTAAAGTTCAGCCAATGAACAAAGTACATCACAAGCCAGCTGCTGGACCTTCTGACAAGGGAGGCGAGCCTAAGTCTCATTCCGGAAGTTATAATGATGGAAAAAATAACAAAGTTGGTAATCAGGGCGATGGTTTCGGCCAGCCTAAGGTAGAGCCAATGAACAAAGCTGTTAAGGCATAATTAACTCTAGCATATAATTTAAGAGACTCGTGCTTAAGCACGAGTCTTTTTTTGTATATTGATACAACTAGCATAAATATATACATGCAGACATTCAAGGAGTACTATCAGGGTAATCAAATGATGAATGCTAATGCTACATCTGCACGTAAGGGTGGTAAAAGTATTATGCGCTCTGGTCGTAAACATGAGAATCTAACAAGAAAAGAATATGGTCATAAATGTCCTCATGTTAGAAACCTTATAAACGGTGGTGCTGGTTCAATCAATCTATTAGGACAACCTCTTACGAATTCTTTACAGATGTATGGTATGGAGTTTGAGCCAGGTACAGTAAAGGGTATCGGTAACTCTGGTGTAGAGATCGAAATGTTTGAGAATGAAGAAGGTCACCCACAAGCTATTCTTCGCAAAAAAAATAAAATAAATGGCTTGTAATACTAACAGATTAAACTGCTCACCAGAAGAGGTGATGATGGCCGCTAGCTTACCTTGCGGTGAGTTAGTGAATGCAGATAATTTACAGGCCGAACAACTAGTATATGATTTAGCCTATCGTGATTTGATTAACAATCATGGTATTAATATTAACTATTATATTAAACCGTTTAGTTTATCTGCTGCTAATATGCTATATGGTGAGGAGCCCACAGCAGTATTCGAAGCTGCATCTGGTATGCAGATGTATGTAGAGCTTTCTCAAGACGCATTAGCGCTTACACAATTTGGCTTTGATCCTGGTGATGAATTCACTGGCTTTTTACACATTGAGACATTCCGTAGTGTGATGAGTGGTAGTGATTCGTACACTACTTTAGAGGACGTTGAGCCTAAATCAGGTGATCTGGTTGAAGTGACTGGTTTAGGTTGTGATAGACCAGGAGGTCGTTCTGCTAATATATATGAGATTACAGAGCGTAGGGATGAAGATATAGCCACTATCAATCCTATACTAGGCCATTATGTATATCGTATAAGGGCTAAGAGATTTGAGTACTCATTCGAGCCTAATGCACCTCAAGAAGCTAAAAACGAGCAAGTATATGATGATTCAAAGTTTGGCACTCTCAGTACTAATATTAGTGAGGATAGTGTATCAGATGCTAAGACTTACAATTGGGACGTTGATGAAGATTCGAAAGAAAACGTTTACGATATGGATGTAAATGATAATGACATCTACGGTTCTTATTATTAATAAAAAAAAGCCAGGAGTTAACTCCTGGCTTTTTATCCATAGGCTACTAATTATTTCTTCTTACGATTTTTCTTATTTGTATCACGTTTAGCAGCACTTGGTGGAGTCTCACTAGTTACTGATTGTTCTTGGACTGGTGCTTGTTGTTCTGGTTGTTCTGGTTGTTTGGGTTGTTGTAAGAGCGATCCGACAATCCCATTCACATCAAACATCTGCGATACATCATCATACGGACACTCATGTATAGCGCCTGTAAAGTTATAATCATATAAGTATGAGTCAATAGTACCCTTAGGAAATTCAACTGGTGCTTTAATATTGGTATGAATATCATAACCAAACACTTCTGGCTGTGTAGCTACCCAAACCACTGTTGATGGTTTACCCATAGCAGCAGCAGCATGTTGGAAAGAAGAATCAACAAACAAGCAGCGATCAGCAAAACGAATCATATTAAACAGATTCTTCTTAGGCACAACCTTTTCGTATCTAATTACATCGTTCAACTTATGGTGGAAGTCATAGCAAATGTGAATAATTTGATAATGTTCTTTTAGTTGGTTAACTAATTCTTGAGCAACCTGTGGATGAATATCACGCGACCATGAATATGGATCAGCTTGATGTTCTTTACCTGGACCTCCAAATGGTTGGAAGAGTAATATTGGTTTCTGTTTAGGAATCTGCGCTAATTCCGGATCTATATATCCTGTCTCACGCATATTCATTGGTAAATTAGGCACTTCTCCTTTGTAATTAATACCTATCATCTCACACCAGCTAATTATAAGATGCTTCTGTTTCTTAATATGGGATGTTTGCTTATATGGCTCTTGAGAAAATACCACCGTATCCTTACCATAGACATAATCTTCATAGAAGTATGGTACATTACCTAATCGATATACTCTCTCAATATCCTTGTTGCCGAGAAAGATCTCGGGCCAAGCACACACTACAATAATTTTAGTAGTTGGATGGTTATTCTTATATGCCTTTACCACCGCGGTGGAACAAATATGTTTACCGATCCCTCCTTCGATGTTAAAGACTGCAAATTCTGGACTTTGTTCGCTCATTACACAATAATTTATATTGAGTCGAGCAAAAATCAATACCTATTAACTAGATATTTTCAAAGTACCGCCATCATTCCATACAACACCACTCACTCCTGGGTCAGATGTAGGTAAGGTTTTGAGGTATAAACTTTGAGCGTGGAGCATTGCTCCACTAACAGACGTAATACTCGTACCACCTGCTATAGCAGATTGGCAATGAGTAATATAATTATTATTACCACCGAGTATACCACTCTCAACCCCTGTAGTACAAATTGAATTATCATCACCCCCACCTATGAATGAAAAGTTAGCACAGGTATCATTATTATTACCCCCAGCTACAGCTGAGCCACCACCGCATGCGTCGTTATAATAACCTCCTATAACACCAGCATAAGATCCGCATGCAGTATTTGAAAACCCGGCTTGAAGGTTGGTAAAACAGTTAGTGCCTTGAAAGCAATTGTCCTGGTTTTCATGTGCGAATTCAGCAGAGTTAGATTGGAAAGTAGAGTAAACACTATCCCATGTAGCACTAGAAGATTGCACTGTAGTATAAACTCCTGAAGTAGATGCATATAAAGTTTTAGTAACAAACGAATCACTTAACACATCACCAATATTAGTTATTGTTGCTACTTTTGTACTGGAGCTTTGAACTAATGCAAACTGTTCTGTTCCAGCTAATGGTGTAGTTGCTGCTGGGAGATTACTAATTTTGATACCGGCCATATCATTATTTATGTCAAAGGTAGTTGATTAATACGAACTTCATTATAATATATTTGTAGTAATGAAGGCTCCTATCACATTTAAAGAAGAAACCCATACCTATACGCATAACGTTACAGGTGAAAGGTTTACATCTGTTACTACTTTACTAGGTAAATATAAGAAGCCATTTGATTCTGAAGGTGCAGCAACTAGAGTAGCGAAACGCGAGGGGGTCACGAAGGAGATGATTCTTGAAATGTGGGAGAAGGAAAAGAATAGAGCTTGTGATAGAGGTACAGAAATTCATAAGCTGCTAGAAGATTATATTACTTACGGTGATCAAGCGGATGATTGGGGTTGGCTCTATAAGAGTTACGATAAGACTCGTGATTGGAATATTGATAAGTTTGATAAGGTGTTGTGTGAGCAGTTGGTATGGAGTGAAGATTTTAAAGTATCAGGTCTTGCTGATCTAATCTATGAACATAAGGATGGTACATTTACTGTTGGAGATTTCAAGACTAATAAGCGTTATAGATTTGGATCAGATTTTGGAGAGTGGATGCTTGAACCTCTAGACCATTTATCTGTATGTGAGCATTCAACGTACACTATGCAGCTATCATTGTATGCTTATTTATATGAGCAGATGACAGGTAAGAAATGTCGAAAGCTTGTTATCTATTATTTGAATAAGGATAGGTTCATAGCATATCACGGTAACTATATGAAAGCAGAAGTAAAAGAATTACTAAAACACTTCTTTTATAATGGTTAATTAATATTCTTAAACTAAATAGCTTTTATAAATGAAGAAGTCAAAAGTTATTTACAAACTTGAAAAGCATATTGATCAATCGCTAGAAGCACTATACACTGTTCGTGATGCTTTAGAAGAGGTAGAAGATATTGAGCTTGATGAATTAGTAAATGAAATCGTTGAAGAATTAGAATGCGATATAGCAGATAAAGTTGATCAAATACGAGAGCGGTTAGACATAATTTTTGAATAATGAAAAAAAAAGTACTGATACTAGGTAAAGGATATGTTGGAGGTTATATATTGGCTAATATGGCCAAGAATCCTGCTATTGAAGTCGAGGCTTTTTCTAAAGCAGAGTTAGATTATACCGACGAATACTACCTTCGTGACTATATGAAGGAGCATCGCTTTGATTATCTTATTAATGCGCAGGGCTTTACTGGTCGACCTAATGTAGACCAAGCAGAGACAGAAAAGGAGGCTTGTTGGAAGTATAACGTTCAAGTACCTTTGATGTTTAATACTGTATGTAGAGACCTTCATGTGCAGCCTATTCATATCACATCTGGTTGTATCTTTACTGGCTACGATAAAGCTTGGAGTGAGGTTGATGAGCCTAACTTCGGAGTGTTTAACTCCGAGTCATCTTTTTACTCTACAAGTAAGCATGCCTTTGAGTCCTTAAGTGATAATGGTATCACTATTCGTATTCGTATGCCCTTCTGTGATATTCTTCATGATAGATCTTACCTTACTAAGATTCATAAGTATGATAATCTTATCCAAGCAGTTAACTCCAAGACATATATTCCTGAGCTTGTAGACTTTATTGAGACTATCGTTGAGAGTGAGCGTATCGGTCATGATGTTGTTCACTTTACTAATCCTGAGCCTCTTGCTACTACTGATGTTGTAGACATTATGAGAGGTTTTGAGCTTGAGAACCTTAACTGGTCTTGGGTTGATATTGAAGAGCTTGATCTTGCTGCAGGTAGATCTAACTGCGTCCTCGATACTACAAAGGTCAAGCAGGAGTATGGTTATACTCTCTCTAATGAAGCAGATGCACTTAAAAAGGCTCTTGCTGCTATTACTGCTTGATTAAATAAGTACGTATGAGTATCAATATTCTTAAAGACAATGCTCTAGACATTGATATTGCTCTAATCAAAAAGGTTAGAGTTGAGAAAGATGGGGAAATTGTCCCAGAGATATTGGAAATAGTAGATTTAGAGTTAAGTGCAATAGTAAATTTTACACTCAGAGATTCATTAACTCTACATGGTTATAGCGGTTCTTTAACAGTTAATAATAAAAGTAAAATTCTCGATAAATTACAGATTACATCTGGTATACCTGACGATGTTTATGTTAAATTTATTATTTCGTCTAAAGATCTAGATGAGTCGCCTGAGCGAGATAAGATGCAAACAGACTTAAGAGGGTTATGTTTAGTTAAGAGCACTGAAGCCGCATCTAGTAATATTGAGGACAATATTGTAATACTTGAGTTCGAAGAGGCAGTTATAGCTGAAATGAAATATACAAAATGGGATAGTATCTATATTAATAATCCAAATTATAATGGTACGCCGATTGATATTATAGAGCTGGTTGATATTTTTTATAACTTTACCTTAAAAGAAGAAAGTATTGTTGAACGTATAACGTTACCATCTCAAGGAAGTGATGTTGGAAGCAGTCAGGCTTCTCCTCTGGTAGAAGAAGCAAAAAGTGATTCTGATCGTGCAGATGATTTAACAGTTTATACAAATAATTTCAGTGAGGAACCATCTATAAAAATTCCATATCTTGAAAGTCAAGAAGTAGACGAAGATGAAAAAGATGCAACAGTGTATGATGCTTTTAAACAACAACTGAAAAAAACTACAGTCAAATATGGTAGCAGTTCAGATAGCTATCTGTTACCCACATTTCGTTTTGTTAATGCTACTGACGGTCGTCGTATGAGGTTTGCATCTATTTTCACAGATCGTCATCGTGAGTTTATTAAGGCAGTAGAACAGGGAGACGCAAGAAATTTCTCGTTTGGAACAGATTTTAGTGATGTTTATCTAGAGAAATTCAATATAGGTCCTTTAGCGCAAGCACAAGGGATAGTTGATAAAAATACTTCTTGGCAAAATACAATTGAAACTCATGATATTGTACCTCCAGACGTGCAAACATTAAGAGAGGAGAGGTGGACTGATGTCGGTCTTGTTGGATCAACTAAGAAGGATTATAATGCAGGTACCACCGATATAAAGTTTGTACGCTATGGTGATGCGATGAAGATTTTTGCAGAAAAAAATCTTGATATTGGAGAATCTGGTTTAAATTTACCTCTTCTACCTCTAAAAACAATACCAGAAAAGAAAATATTTAAAAAAGGTGATTTCCCGGATCGGGAGATGGCAATGCAAAATCGTGCTTTCAATAGGATAATTTCAAGCTATGTGTTAGTCAATGAACAACTACATTTTACCACTAAGGGTAAAGTATATAGGCTGCCTGGGAAGTTTATTATTGTCGATAGTGGTGAAGCTATTGCAAAAGAAACGCCACAAGATATTAAAGATAGGCTAAAACAAGTCTGGTTTGTAACTAGCGTTACACATATCATTGACAACGGTGAATATACAACTGAATTCATCTGCAATAGGTTTTTTGGTGATCATGGTTTAGATACTGTAAATGTTTATGCTGAGACAGGTCAAGCCTTAACTTCTCCTGGATCATTTGAGAGCGCTTTTGATCAGGGGTTAGATAACTTAGGAGGCTCAGCGAGTATCGGAGCTAAGGCAGCCAAAGGGGCTAAGGCAGCCGCTAAAGGAATTAGTAATAATGTTCAAGAAACCATTGATAAACTTGCCAAAGAATCAGGCGTCGACGTTCCTACAGAAACTGATACAGAACAGGCAGACGGTCAAGTTAGCGCTGAAGATCTTCCAGCTGGAGAACAACGCGACGCTGTAGTAAATAATGTAGTCGACGAAAACGTCATATCAACAACATCAGGTAACACTGGGTCAACTTCTACTACTGGACCATCCTTAACAGATGAAGGATATAGCTTAACTAGCGGACAATATAATGTACGGGCAGATAATCGCGCTGATGCGCAAAAGAAAATTAGGGAAGCTGAGGCTGAAGTATATCGTCAGACAGAGCTTTTAATAAATAAAAGAAATGCTAGCGGGAAGGAGCTTTTCGATGATGAAGCGGCTGCTCTAGAGCATAAGATATTGAAAGATCGTGGCGTTATATCTGGAGATTTCGATCATAATGCTTATGGTCCTGCTGATGAAAGAACATATAATCCTGCTGATTATAGTTGATTTTCATACTATCAGATATTAATATAATTGTAGTATATGCAATATAATCCGTTAGCTGACTCTCATAAGAGTAGTGTCTATAAGAAGCTTAAAGCGCAAGGACATAAAGATGTAGTTGCTTTTACTGCTGGTAACTTTGATATTATTCATCCAGGATATACAGCTACCTTTGAAGAGGCTAAGAGGCATTGTGATAAATTTATTGTCTTCTTGCATGGTGATCCATCATCTACTCGTTATACAAAGTACAAACCTGTAGTACCTTACTATGATCGTTACAAGATGCTCATGTCTATTAAGCATATTGATGAGGTATACATGTATCAGACTGAAGAAGAGCTCTATGAGCTTATGAATACTTTTGATCTTGATGTTCGTATACTTGGAGAAGATTATCTCGGTAAGTCGTTTACCGGTGATGACTTATATCATGAAGTTATATACACTACAAGATCACATGAGTGGAGTACAACGAAGTTTAAGAATCGTATAGCAGCGATGACTATGATTCAGAATGAGAAGCTACGTGATAGGGTATTAGCCTTACTCAATGATGAGGATGCATCAGAAGATATACTCAATGGAGACTTTACACAATTAGAGAAATGAAAAATTACCTTGTAACTGGAGCTGCAGGATTTATAGGCTCCCATGTTGTTGATTTACTATTAGAGCGTGATGATGTTAAAAAGATTTACGTAGTAGACTTTCTTGGCGAAGGTTCTAATATTGCAAACCTTTCAAAGGATCCTAAAGTAGAGTTAATTGTAAGGGATTTAACTAGCCATACATGGCAAGATAGATTACCTCAAATCGATTACATTTTACATTTAGCTGCTGAATCGCATGTAGATCGATCAATTGAAGACCCATTAGCATTTATTAGAAGTAATGTTATCGGTACTACTAATGTACTTGAATTAGCTAAACAAGATGGTGCACGTATGGTGCATGTTTCAACTGATGAGGTATACGGCCATCTAGGTCCTGATGACGATTCATTTACAGAAGAGACTAGCATGTCACCTAGGTCGCCTTATTCTAGTTCGAAAGCTAGTTCTGATCTTATTGCATTGTCGTATGGTACAACATTTAAGACAAATGTATCAATTACCAGGTGCTGTAACAACTACGGCCCACGACAACATACTGAAAAACTCATACCAACAGTTATAACTAGCTTGAAGCAAGGTAAGAAGATTCCTGTTTATGGTGATGGTAAAAATGTACGAGAGTGGATTCACGTTGTAGATCATGCTAAGGCTATTATTGAAGTACTATTTAATGGTACTCAAGGCGACGTGTATAATATTCCTGGTTCGTGTGAGTTGACAAACATGGAGTTAATTGAGAAAATTGTTAAGGCAGCAAAAGGATCTAATGCTGATGTGCAGGAGTATATTGAGTATGTACAAGACAGAGCTGGTCACGATTTTAGATACTCGGTATCAACTAAGCATAACCTATCGGCTGTAGCAAACCAACGGGAATTTAATTTGGATGATGTAATTAAATTTTATGCATAATAATAGTTGCATTAAATAGGTAACAATATAAAATAAAGTTATGGGTAAAAAGACATTTCCTAGGAAGCCTTTTAGGTTCGGTAAGTTTATTATCGAATATAAAGAGGGTACCAAAAACCCTGTACATTTTTTAAAGGAAGAGATTAATACGGAAGCAGAAGCTGAGTCAGCTGCTAAACGTTTAGAGGATCAGGGGTATGACAGAGTAGTTATCAAGCAAGTAGGTTAATGATAAATAGCGAGGATCTGGAGAACCTTATTTGTATTCACCGTAAGCATTTTACAGATTTTGGATTGCCGGAAGATGGTACTTTAGTAAGCATATATTATAAATATAATAGTAATGTGTTGCAAATTTTTGATTATTCTATACAATTTATTATAGACGGTAAACCAGGTATAAATGTTGCTAATCAAGAAAGTACAATACCTGACCCTCTTTACAGTTACTTATTTAAGAATACTTACAAAGAACTACACGACAACGTTTTAACACAAATAAAATAATAATGGAAGCAAATATTAATAACTTTTTATTTAAACTAGATAGAAGTAATAATACTATTGAAATATATTTTGGTTCTGAAGCTGAGAGAGCTCACGGCTTTATCAGAGTCAAACCAGACATAACCGAAAAAGAGTTTCACTTTGAAATCTCTGATTGGTTCATTGGTAATGCAAATAATTAATTGCATTTTAATAGTTAGTATGTAAACTATATCTATGAAACTAACATTAACTATTATTACTTTAGTAGCAATTGCTATTGCCGTACCGCTTATACTTAACAGAGAACCTGTCTTTAAAGGTAGAGAGTATGATGGAGAATCTCTTACAGCTAATCTATTTGCGAATCCAATTACATTTACTGATACAGATGGTAATTTAGTTGATGGTTATGCAGTAAGATATTATACAGGTACAGATAAACTATACTCTAAAGCTAGTTTTAAAGATGGAGTTATGCATGGACCGTTTCTCTCTTTCTGGGATAACGGCCAAATGCAAATGACAATGGAATGGGATAATGGAACTCGTTACAAAAAAATGCGCACATGGGATCGAGATGGTAAGAGATTGAGAGGGACTGGAGAAGAGCAAATGGCGAAAATCAGAAGTTTGGATAAGCAACTAGGTGTCTCGATGGATGAATTAGAAAAGATTAAATTGGAGTTTGTTGAATAAGGAACTCCGATATAATAATAGTATGAAAAAGACGATACAACTGGTGGTCATAACAGGACTAACAACTTGCTTTGGACTTGCGGCATGGCATGGTTATAAAGAGCCTAAGATTGAAGTGCAAGTAAAGGAAACAGTTAAAGAGGTATGTCCAGAAAATGCTGAAGCGTGCGTCTCTTTAACTAAATGGCAGCTTAAAAAGATGCTAAGTATGTTTGGAGATGACTCGCACCCAGCTGATACTCTTAAATTTAATACTATTATTAAGAAAGATTCCGCTGGATGGAGATTGTCATCTACTCATCTCGCAAAAGGGGCGGAAGCTTTTCCTCTACCATCTGGAGAGTTTTTTGTAGTTGACTCATCTTATATCGATCATGCTGGAAGCTTTAAAGATTGTGTTGAGTATGCAGATAGCTATAAGAACTTTCACGATTATGTAGTGGTTAGTTCCAAATAGGAACCCCGATATAATTAAGGTGTAATGAAGATTGTATATTGTGCTTGCGGCTGTCTTGTTAGACCAGCTCGTGTAGAAGCTGGCTTTAGTAATTGTATTAGATGCGCTAACGAGAATCCTGTAGAACCTCCGAAAGGTCGTATGGTTTATACTGGTAAGGTTGGAGCAGAGATTGAGATTATGTCTGCAGAGACTTGGAGAGAGAATAAGGATAGATTTTGTCCTAAGGGTGCTCGTAGCGCTGTTAAGAACTTTAGCAAGAACGTCTGCGCTTAGGAACTATAATATAATTAGGTATGGCAGCAAGAAAAGATAAGCAGGGTCGTAGAATGATTAGCGGTCATTACGTTAAGGATGCCTACTTCTTTATGCAAGACTTGCAAGAGGCTCTGATGATGAATGATGTTACAGACTTTACTCAGACCGATGCTCGTTATGCTCAACGCCTTGTAGAAGAGCTCGATGAGATGAGACCTTTGATTCAGTCTCTGGCTAATAACTTAGAGGCTAACTCTCCTGCTGAGATTATTACTAACTGGCATGATCTAAAGTAGTTAAGGAACTCCGATATAATAATAGTATGAACCCAACGAGAGAAGATCTTATTATGCTCGGTTATCTTAAGCCGGGAGATGCCGTCGCTAGCGCACCTAAACGTGAACGTCTAACTTTTTTGACTGATTCCGATATCGAGTATGCTGAGCGTCACGGACTAACTCCTCAAGAAATGATTGACTTTAAAGAAGAAGTAATGATTGAGGAAGAGATTATTCGCGATCATCATATGATGGCTGATAAAGATAAAGCAGAGATTTTTAATTCTCCTCAATCACAATACTTGGCATGGTAATAAAGAGCTTTAACAAAACGACAAAAGAGAGAGTAGGTGACTGCTCTTATCGTTTTAAAGATTCCTGGGAATTGCATCAGGTGGGAGATACTTTCATTTTAAAAATTGAAGGTCAACCGGAGGAGATTTTAGAGTTGTCAGACACAGCTGTTTATTATTATATCTCTAAGAATAAAAAGAAAACGTTAAAATTATTAGTAAGTGATCATCTCAAACAATGGTTGTATACTCAATGGCAGTCGGGTGATGTTTGGGACTACGCTCCGTACTTAACAAAGCTTGAAAGGGATATGCTTGTTTATGGTAATGCTCGTTGGACACAGCTAAATGCAGTTGAAGATCATGATGAAATAGATGAGAATAGCGCTGATTGGTATATGTAAGGAACTTTAATAAAATAAATATATGAGCACAAAATGGGCAGGAGGTAAAGGAGATAAAGATAGAACTTCAAATTATAGAATGTATACTTCAAACTATAATAATATTTTTAGTACAAAAGCTGTAGCTACGGGAGATATCTGGGGTGAAGTAGACATTATTGAAGGAGATACTATTATGTATACTAAAGAGAGTGGTAAGATTAGAATTGTAGTAACAATTGAAGCTCCTTTTAAGTATGGTGAGGCTGGTGGTAATGCTGGTCATCCGTTTTATGTTACTAAATCGAAATTTGAAGAAGAATACAAACCTTACCTAAAGGAACTCTGATATAATTAGGTATGGAAACAATAATTGTAGGAGTTGTAATTGCGATGATATTACTCATTGCAGCGCCATATATGGTATGGTCAGCTATTATTCTTATACCTAGACTATTTTGGGCTTGCTCTAAAGTAATGACATGTCTAATTTTATTAGGTATATTTGGATATGGTACCAGCATGCTTATTGAGCATAACGCTGCAAAGATGGAAAAAGAAATTAAAAATGCTCCTCGAGCAATTATTATTGAAGAAAACTAACATGAGCAGTCAACTAGGTAGAGATTATTTTTTAAAGGATCTTCAGCAACATGAAGATCTTAAAAAGGAAGTAAAAAAAGATGTAACAGTAAGTGAGGATACGCTTAAACAGCTTGAATCACTTGGATTAATTAAGAAAACAAAAACAGATGTATAAACATATTAAAGAAATGCTACTAAGTGGACAAGTTATTCACGTTGAATTCACTAAAAAGAATGGTGAAACTCGGAAAATGAATTGTACCACTAATTTAGATCATATTCCAGAGAGTGAGCATCCTACAGAGGATAGAGCGAGCTACATTAACGAGGAGGTTGTAAGAGCATATGATATCGACGTTGAGGGATGGCGATCATTCCGCGTAGATTCGGTAAATGTTCTCGAGTCAAAGGAACTCTGATATAATTAAGGTATGAAAGATAAAAATGATATCCCACAAGAAGTAATCGATTATTGCATTGACAATCACGTATCGGTTGAGGAAGGAATGACTGCAGTTATCGATATGCGACTAGAAGCAGTAGAGAAGAACTTTGCTACACTTAAAGGTGAGGTCAAAGAAACTATTGATAAGTTTGAAACAAAAGTAACTGCTCAAGAAATTGAAGATGTAGAGTCGTTTCTTAATTCTCTTGACCAACAAATTCAAGACTAATGTTTAAGCTAATTACAAATTTAATTAAGGGTAAGAAGCGTGAGCTAAGGTATGTAAATTGTTTGCATCACCGTACATGGCTGCAACGTCAAGTAGAGGAAGAGCTCCTTAAACAAGAAGTGAAGAACAACATTCAAGATTGGGGTAAAGATAAAGAAGAGGAGTGGTACTCAAAGTATCTTTAGGTGTAAAAAGCTGGCTTTATTTCAAAGCTATCCGATAATTGATAAGATAAATATTATGACAATGAACAAAAAAATGACGGCAATCGTAATTGCTGCCCTGACACTCACTGCTAACGCAAGTGACCATCATGATGAGAAAAAAGGACCTAAAGGAAAACCTACGAAGGTTGATGGTAAGCGCAAGCTTCCTCCTGCGATGGCCAAGTTCGATAAGAACAAAGATGGAAAGCTATGCGAAGTTGAGCGTAAGGCGGCCCGTGACGCTTTTATGAAGCGGTTCGATAAGAACAAAGACGGTAAGATTGACGAGAAAGAACGTAAAGCTGCCATGGCTGAGCGTCGTAAAAATGCCAAAAAACCGAAAGGTAAGGGCAAGCTTCCTAAAGGAGCAAAAGGTAAAACTAAACCTACGCAAAAGAAATCCAAATAATGAACAATGACCTGAGTATGTCTGAAAACTACTCCTTTTTTAACACAGTGAAAGGGTTCATTCAGGTACACGTAATAGCAAAAGATAGAGGTTTTAAATATGAGAAGATACCTAACACTCCTGATTTCAGTGATGAAGGTGCCGCTCTAACATATTGGGAAGCTAATAAAGACTCCATTAATGATGCTAATTTTTATGATGATCATCTCGTTATTATTAGAAAGGAGATTCATAACGTATGCACGACAAAGTTAAATTAGATAAACTAGATAGAGTTATATATACTAAAACTGTTGAAGAGGGATTTATTTGCGAGAGTTGGTATGAATATAACAGTGCAGGTGAACAAATTCTCGTAAAATTGTTTGAAGAATCAATCCCTACG